GGTCAATTTAGGATCGGTAGCATGTATATGTTCTATTACGATCCTAAACATAAGGATACACTACCCTACTATGATAGAGTTCCACTAATCTTTCCAATTAATCGGGCGCAGGGTGGATTCTTAGGAATCAACTTTCACTATCTTCCATTGAAGCTCAGAGCAAAACTGATGGACTCTTTATACGATGTTGTGTCGAACGATAGATACGATGATACTACAAAAATGAAGATATCGTATCAAATTCTTGGCGCATCTGCACAATATAGAGAGTTTAAACCTACCGTTAAGCACTATCTCTTTAGCCAAGTCCGTAGTAGATTATTATATGTTAATCCGTCAGAATGGGATATTGCATTATTCCTTAATATAGCAAGCTTTGAAAAAGCTACTCAGACACAGGTTTGGGAAGATTCAAGAAAAATTATAAGAGGTAACAAATAATGCCCTTCAATATTAATGAATTTAAATCCATGATGGATAAGTATGGTGGTCCAGCTAAAAATAATCTATTTGTAGTATCTTTTGCTTGGCGAAATACATTAACTGAAACAACAACGAAACAGGGTAAAAAAACATCATATATGCCTGAGTATGATGTAAGATTTTTTTGTAGAGAGATTAATATACCAAGTCTTAATATTAATGTTTTTGCGCATCAATCAAATTCAATCGGCATAGCGCAAAATATGCCTATTAACTTATCAACCCCAAGTATCACGGCAACATTCATGCTGGATTCTGAGCATAGAATAATTTCGTTCTTTCATTCCTGGATGCAAGAAATTATAAATTATAATAAAGAAAATGGTCTACTTTCATCAATAAATAGTAATCACATGCCGTATGAAATAGGTTATAAAGATGACTACGCATGTACTATGACAATAAATCATTATAAAACAAATACACAAAGTGAAAATGATCTTGAAATTTATAGTTATAGATTTAATTCAGTATACCCAACAGAAGTAAGTGGTAGAAACCTATCTTGGGCTCCTGATGATAATGTTGCTACAATAGGTGTTAATTTAACTGCATCTTCATTTGCATTCACAGGATCAGAGATAGGACAAATTAGCAGTGAACTATCTCGTGGCAACGGTGTTATTGAAGTATTAAATAGTTTTGGCTATAGAGGACAAACTGTACAGCAGAATAATCTACCTACAAGTATACAGGATATAATAAATACCTATACAACTGTCAGGAATGATTTTGGAGCTATTAAAAATACCTTTGCAGCTTTAAAAAATATATTCTAAATAATGGAGACTTAAAATATGGCTTTACCTAAGATTGACTTGCCGCTATATGAACTAACACTGCCGTCAAACAATAAGAAGATTAAATACAGACCATTCACAGTCAAGGAAGAAAAGATACTTTTGACCGCACAGCAGTCAAAGGATTCGGAACAGATTGTAGTTGCTATTAACCAAATAGTGAATAACTGTATCGTTGATTATGATGTAGATGATCTTTCGCTGTTTGATCTAGAATATATATTGATTAATATAAGATCCAGATCCGTGGACAATACTGTAGAGTTTGAAATTGAAGATCCAGACACGAAAGAAAATGTTAAGTTAGTATTGAACTTGGACCAGGTAAAGGTTCATCGTGATGAAAAACATACCAATCGAATTAAAGTAGATGATACCTATACACTATTTTTAAAATATCCTAACATCAACGATTTTAGTGACATCCTAAAGAAGGAAGATCTTTCGTTCGACGAGAGTTATAACGTATTGATTTCGTGTATAGATAAACTTGCTTCAGAGGATGAAGTTTTTAACTTCAAGGATTTTACTAAGAAACAGGTGGATGAGTTTATAGAGAGTTTACATTCTGATATAACTAAAAAAATAAAAGAATTCTTTGATACTATGCCGAAAGTAAGACACGAAATATCTTATGTAAATTCGAATGGTGATAATAAAACATTTACGATACAAGGAACGCAAAGTTTTTTTATGTAATACTGAGTCATACAAACCTATTCATTTATTATCAAAAAATATTTGGAATGGCTCAGCACCACAAATACAGTATATCAGAAATTGAAAATTTAATACCATATGAGAGAGATTTATATTTTGAAATGTTGATAGAATTTATTCAAAATAAAAATAGTAATAATTAGGATTAAAAAATGGCTTCCCTAGACGACCTAAAAGGTATATTAAAATCTGTGAGTAGTTCTACTATGACACAGGTTAATACTCTAAAAAGTGTTATTAATGTACAAAAAAGAATTGATGCGGGATCGAACAAATTTATTGATAATTCTAATTTATCACCAGACACGACTGCTATGAAAGATACCTTTGAGGAGTTAATTAGTCTTGGTAAAGATCAAGTTAAATTTTTGGAAAATATTTTTAAAATACAGTACGAAATAAACGAGCGAGAAAAAGAAGCGCTTAGAGTATCAAAACAACCAAAAACTGATACCTCTTTAGTAACCGGTAAAGTGCAAGAACCAATAGTTCCTAAAGCAGGAGATAAACCACAACCTAGAGGTGCAGGTGGACTTGAAGATCTTTTTGGCTTGCCGGCCGGCATATTGGCAGCAGTATCAGCGCTAGGTTTGGCTTTTGCTGGACTACGGGGCTGGGAAGTCGGTGTTATAAAATCATTAAAGGAAAGTTTTGGAAAATCAGGCATTGGAAGTAGTATTATCAATGGTGTTAAAAATATAAAAAATAGCGTATTAGGAGCATTTGGAATAGGTGTAGATGGAAAACCGTTACCTAGTAGTGCACTAGATAGTATTACCAAAAATCCATGGATAAAAAAATTAACTGATGGCCTATCAAAAATTTTAGAACCGATTAAAACTATGTTCGGAACGGTAGCGGAAAATGCTGGAGTATTTGCAAAGACGGTTGGTAAAATTTTAAAACCATTAGGATTCCTATTTTCTGCATTTGATGGTATAATGGCGGCTATAAATACAGAAGGCGATTTCTTTGACAAGTTAGGAGCTGGAATTAGTGCATTTATAGGTGATTTTGTTGGTTCTTTCTTTGATCTATTAAAGGATATGACTTCATGGGTTTTAGAAAAATTAGGATTTGATGGCGCAGCAAAATTTTTAGATTCATTTAGTTTTGAGACGTTAATTACCGATTTAGTTAATGGTATTTTTAGTACTATTGGCGATGCATGGCGTTGGTTGATTGGTCTACTTCCATCTATTGATGATATAAAAAAGACTATGCTTAGCATAATGCCCGATTGGATGAAGGAACTGGTTGGTGCTCCACTGGAGACAGCTACTGATATTGTCGATAAAAAAGTACAAGAAAATGAATCAGAGTTGGCCGCAAAGAAAGCCGAGCTCGCCGAAATGGAGGCCTCGAATAAGGATAGGTCAACTCGAGTTCTCCGTGGTGTCGAACGACCTGCTGCGCCGTTGATAGATACTTCTGAAATAAAAGCAGATATTGAAGCATTAGAAAAAGTAGCTGAGGCTCCAAATCAACGAATAGATATCATAAAACAAGAACTTAAAGCGCTTCAAGACGAGAAGGCGGCAGTTGATGCCGCTAATGCAAAGCCCCAGGCCGGTCGTGGTGGCCGCCCCCGAATAGATACATCCTCTGTAGTTGCTAAGATAAAGAATCTTGAAGCCGAATTAAATGTAGAAATGGAGAAAACAGAGTTAGCACCTATAACAGTCGATACTGCTGCAAGACCTGATCGACTTGAGGGAATCTTTGCAGAGCAGCAGCTTTGGGCGCAGCAATCGGAGCGCCTTGCCCAGATCGTCGGTGACGATAAGCCACCTATTACAGGTGGCTGGGCTAGTGCACTTGAACCTGTACCAGGCGGTAAGCCGCCGGCGGTCCAACCTGCACCTGTCGTAGGAAAAATGATACCAAATCTTGATATGTCTAAAGAGGTAGCACCTCTAGCATTTAAAACTCCAAGTCGGGCTGATATATTTAAAAGTGCTACAGCGGCTGCAGCAGAATCGGCAGAAATTATAGAAAAACCATACTCAGATGTTATGCAAGAGGAACAAAATAAAGCATCTGGTTTTATGAATAGGGCTGAAGTATTAGTAGAAAATAGTAATAATCAAAATACAAATAATGTAAATTATGCTCCTATGACCGATGCAAGATCAAGTACGTATGTCGGTGGTTCATCGACTACCAACATATACTCATCCAGTTCCAGTAAAAGTGATTTGAACTATGGTTTGCCTGGTGGTATTCAATAAAAAAGGGGAGCGTTTGCTCCCCTTTCATTCATTCTGTTAGTAGTTGCTTTTTAGGAGGTTTATCCACTCCTATGGAAAGTTTCCTTGGTTTCTTCTCGTCCGATATGATGTTTACCAGTCGTATAGTTAACATACCTTGGTTTAGAGACAACTCTTTCACCTCAACGGTATCAGCTAGTGTAAACTTTCTTTCAAAGTTTCGAGCAGCTATACCCTTAAAGATATAATCCGTGGTATCGTTATACTCTGTAACATTTCCCTTAATCGTAAGTACGCTGTCGTGGATCTCAACATCCAGATCTTTTTCACCAAACCCTGCGACAGCCAGCTCGATGAGATACGTATTCTCATCTTTCCTTACGATATTATATGGAGGATATTTTTGTTGAATACTAGCGACGCCTGCATTCATTCTATCAAAGATTCGTTCGAACCCAACGAAGAGTGGATCATTACGTAGTAACATTTGTTCTATAGTCATTTAGTTTCTCCTTTTAACGCTAAGCGAGAGTTTATATAATAAGTCGTTATTTAACCGACTTGGTTGCAGGGACCCATACGGCGTCCCTGCATTTATTTATATCATCAGTCTTTACGCGAAGACACAAAAGTGTATAATTCTTGCGCTTTTTCCATCATTTCTGATGGAGAGTACATAGCTGGTCTCATACTCGACGTCTGTTCGATTAGCTCAGATGCCGATTTATTCCAACTCTCTGCTAGGTTGTTGATGGTATTCCAGTAGCCGTTTGATGCTTCATCATACTGTCTGTCCATCATTTCCTTTGCCATCTTGAGTACTTCAAGACGAATTTCGAATCCATTTTTACTTGTCATTTTAGTTTCCTCTCTGTGTGTTTTGGTAGAGTTATTCTACCGGTCTATTTATTAGTTTAGTTCGTTCCGGTAGATCCAAATCCACCTTCACGTGTAGTTTTTTGTTCAGGACGCTTAGACATCGAAGTGATGGTATACGTTAGAGTCTTTTCCAACATGGCCTGAGCTAGTCTATCTCCATGGAAAATATTAATTGGAGTATCACTCATGTTATATACGGTGATGAATACCTCTTGTACATAGTCAGAGTCGATAATACCGGTTGAATTCGCAAGACCAATTCCATTCTTTACTGCCATGCCTGACCTTGGATATACCTTCAGGACGTGGTTCTTAGGGATATCAAAGATGAGACCGGTTGGTACCAACGTTCTAAACTGAGGGTGTATAGTGGCAGCTACCCTACCATCTGAACCCATCTTAGTCGGAATTTGAATCTCTTTGTTATGAGGACTATACGTCTTCAATTTCGTAGTTTCGGTAAGGCATGCTTTTAGATCAAAACAGGCAGAGCCTTCGGTAGCAAATACTGGAATATCCACATCTTCACTTAGTTTAAATACTTTCATTATATATTTTAGCCTTTCTTTTTTCCGATATTATATTTGCTGCACAGTTCCCATTGATTCTTTTCTTTGTGGGATAGTACCTTTATATGACTGAGTGGTGATATTGGATCCTGGACCTTTTCTTTGTCTATGACTTTGAGCAGTTCCCACTCTTCAAGAAGATTTACGATCGTATTCCTTCTACCTTTATCCTCGTCTATAAAGTTATTCTCCTTCCCATCGAGTATGAAGAGTTCTTTAAAATGGAGTATCACGTATCTTCCCTGCTTATGCAGGATGTGGCATGACTGATACAACTTTCGTTCTTTTCTGGAAGCGATACCTATGCGAGTCAATGTCTCTTTAATCTTTAGAAAGTTGTCGGGGTTTGGTAGTTCTATTTCAATGCCAACTCCATGAAAAATATCTTCCATATAAGGTCACCTTTATTATTATTATTGTTATGGATCATACGCCTCCTTTAGAGACCTTATTATTTATCAAATCTATATTTTCTTTTGTTAGCACCCCAGCATACTGCTTTGCTACAGATCTGTTACACTGATAGTATAGCTGAATGTTATCCAACGCGACATCCTTGGACGGTTTAAACCACTTGCTACGTCTATCGCGCGGTCGTAGCGCTCCAAGGTAGTAGCGATACTGCGCATCCTTGAACAACCAGTGCTTTGAGTTCATCTCATTCGCGTGAAGTATGGTATCCGCGTGGAATGAGAAGCTCTTGTTCGAGACGAATGGGATATATTTCTTTTCAGCCTCTTCAGGAACGTCTGCAGTCTTTATTAGATCCTTCTTATTCTTCGATACAGACTCGATGAATGTAAAGATTGAATCGTCCTTAGTAGCCTTTAGATCTACTTCGACTTCGTCCACCGGTGGTTCAAGACCAAAGAAGTTGAATTCCTCGAACTGATTACCACTAACTTTTTCGAGTACCTTATTCGTCTTCTTCATATAAACTATCTCTCACATTAATGATATCATTCAAAATATTTGAACATTCAATACATACATCCATAGAACCAATCGCATCCGCTGCCTTATATTGTAACACAAACGTCGATGACTTGTCAATTACTTTATTACAGAATTTACACTCTACCGTCTTATCCTTTTTAGTAAAGATGTTTAACATTCTTCGACGTCATCAGTTAAGACTTGCCACTTCGTCTTTTTACTATATGCAAGAAATAGATCATCAGCGTTATCCTTCTTACCGTACATGGTGATTGAAGGTCCAGTTTCTACGTCCGTGAGAAGCAATATATGCGCGACCAGGTCGCTCGCGTCATCTGACATACTTTCGATCCATACTATCTCTCTCGCAAGAAGCGATTTTTCAGATTCTGTAAGTTCTGGCGGATTCGTTTCCCATATTAGATTAAATTTCATTTACTTGATCCCTTACCGAAAACTAGTTTCAATCATAATTTCTGTTAGGAACGCAACAAGGTTGATCTCCTGATCCGCCACGAACGAGCTCTTATACATATAGTCTGCAAGACAGACGACGAATGCCGGCATACTCTTTAGCTCGATCTTGTCGGTTGCCATATCGTATAGCTTCCTGAACAGTTCGTTTACGTCCTGATCTGAGTTGTCTGCACACCACTTACGCATCGAGGTAAAGTTCTTCTCCTTGAGGTATCCGAACACTTCGTCAAGTGATTCCTTCTTGAAGTCGGCAAAGATGCCTTCGTCGATCTTACCGTTACCGGCATACTTCTGCAACTCGTTAAGGATGCGACGAAAGTCTGGAAAGTGTTTCTCAATGACCTTTGCAACTACAGCCGGATCAAAGTCTACGCTCTCGTTCTTGAGGATCGAGAGTGTGCGCTTGAAGAACTGTGATGCTAACTTTGGCTTCTCTGACTTCTCGATTGAGAAGTCAACCTCTGATAGTCTTGAGCGAAGTGGGGCGATGATACGGTTCTTAAAGTTACACGTGAATATGAAGCCACAGTTCTTCGAGAAGGTTTCGATCAGGTTACGCATCGAGGCCTGAGCTTCAGGTGTCAGATAGTCGGCCTCGTCGAGGATGATATACTTCCTACCACCTGTAAGCGAGATGGAAGAAGCAAAAGTAGAGATCTCACTTCTTACCAGATCGATGCCACGGTTAAGAGCGGCGTTCAGAACGATGTAGTCGCAACCAAGCTCCTCGAGCATTGCCTTCGCTACGGTCGTCTTGCCCGTTCCTGGTGATCCGGTAAGAAGTAGGTTTGGAATGTTTTCTGTCTGTACAAATTTTTGGAAAGATGTCTTCGTAGTTTCAGGTAAGATCGCGTCAGCTACCTTTTGGGGACGGTATTTTTGTACCCAAAGTAACTCGTCTTCTTTGATGTCAAGTGCCATAATATATATCTTTCTGTGTTCAAAAATTTAAGAGAGATAGGAAGAAAGTCCTGATTACTCAGGACTCACATCAAGTTCTTCAGCAGCTGCAGCTGCCTCGGCTTCTGGCTGATGTAGCTTTACGAATGCGGCTAGCTTCTCGCGCAGCTGTCCTACGACTGAGAGCTCGTTGCCCTTATATGCGCCACGCTCGGAGCATACGTCGATGATGTTGACCATGGTCACCATATCCTGAAGAGTGATGTTTGAAGCTGCGGTGTTATCGTTTTCCATGTTATTATCCTTTGTTATAGAATGATTTAGATTCGATTGCTACGAAGTATGTGATACCCGCGCCCTCGAACTTTGAGATACCCTTTGAACTGAGCGTTACCTTATAGTTCTGAGGTAGAAGCTTAAGATTTTCTGTCTTGATGACGAGACGGAACTTGTCTGCGGTTGCACCGAGCTCGATACCAAAGGTATCGGCAGTAGTGTTGTTGCTATCGATCGCCTTGAGGGTACATGTTTCACCATCACCATCGAAGGCGATCTCTGGGAGCTGGAGGACGCCCGATGCCTTAATGACCGACTGAAGGTCTGCCCATTCGACATCTACCTCGACGTCGTTGCTAGGAATCGTGATTTCCTTCTCAGGCGGGGAAATGACCATCGACTTATCGGCGAAGTAGTACATGTTCTTCTTCTTCCCCTGTGAGATGACGAAGTGATTCGACTCTACCTGGATGTCTGGATCACCAAACAGCGCGCATAGGGAAAGAAACCGTGACATATCATAGATGCATGCCTCGGATGGAATATCCTCCTCGATCTGAGCAACTACCATAACGGTCTTCTGTGGACTGATTGTCCGGAGTTGTTTACCTGGTTTTAGAACAACCGACTGGTTGATTGTAGCAAAGTTCTTAAGCACATTGAGAGTACGTTCAGAAAACTTCATAGTTTGTCCTTTCAAAAAAATTCATTGTATAGCGTATTATGCTCGTGTACCTAATATATTACCACTTTTATTCTTATGTGTCAACGTTTTTTTGTAATTTTTGGCATTTGAACTCTTGCGGGCGGTGGGTGTAGCGCCAATAGAAGCGATTGCGCCCATCGAGCCTCGAAAGACATATGTCCCAACATGCTGTAGATTCATCCATGGGCACATGTGTATATTTATACCAATTTTTCTAGCGTTACGACAGAAAAAATAATCTTCTGATAGATATCTTTTTGTATCCGGATCGATCTCGCAGTCGAAGAATGCAGTAATCTCGCGCGTTCCATCGAAGTTCTCCGTTCTGGTATGATCCGGCTTGTAGCTAAGTTCCGGATAAGCTGCTGCATATTTTTCGAGGATGCTGCGCGGTATCAGCATGAATCCTGTACCACCCTCAGCGACCTCGACAGGTTCATCGATCCTGAACGATGTAATGTTTTTAGCCGGATTAAAGACATAGTCGGCCGAATAGTAGGTAAGATCGAACGGGTTCTCTGCCTTTCCTTGTTCAACCGCGGCCTTCACCTTTTCCCAAGCGATGGTCTTCTTAGGATACGGACCGGTCACGATGTGATACGTATCAGGATCAGAGACCTGTATTGCTAGTAGGGATAATACATCCTTCGCGTTAAAACCGATATCTGCGTCTACAAATAGTAGATGCGTACAGTCTGATCGTAGGAACTCATCCACCACGTAGTTCCTTGCCCTCTGTACTAGGCTCTCGTTAAAGAGAAAATAATTTTTCAACTCGATCCCGTTCTCGGTACACATCTTAAATAGATCGTTCGTCGATTTACAAAACATACCTGAACAATTTCCGCCATACATGGGCGTTCCTAGGAATAAAGAATACTTTCGTAGTTCTTCAGTCGTCACTTCTAATTTCATATTCTTTCTTTCACCTATAAATTATAGTATTCTTTATACCATTCAATGAACTTTTTTACTCCATCCTGAATGGATGTAGTTGGTGCGTAGCCTAATGCGCGTAGCTTGGTAGTATCAGACCACGTCTCCTGAGAGTCTGCAGGATGCTTCGGTAGGTAGGTGACGATCGCTTCCTTACCGAGGTTACTCTCTATCTCATGGACGAAACTCATCAGGTCTATCTGCTGTCCATATCCTATATTGTATATCTCATTGAGAGGAATGTCAATGGTTAGTATCCGATTGGCCACGATATGAATCCCTTGAACGATGTCATCAACGAATGTAAAGTCACGCTTCATGTCGCCGTAGTTGAATAGACCGATGGCTTTATCGTTCAATATGGCATCAGAGAACTTAAACAGTGCCATGTCTGGTCTTCCCCAAGGGCCATACACTGTAAAGAAGCGAAGACCGATGTTCCTCAGGACCTTGGACGTCTTAAACTGGCACTCGTTCGTTCTCTTTGAGTATCCATACGGGTTCAACTGATGGAACGTAGGCTCGTCTTCCTTCCATGGCAGATCGTTTCCAGCCATCACGCAGGAGGTAGATGCGTATATGACGTTCTCTACTCCATTCCTCTCGCACACCTCGATCAGGTTATGGGTACCTACGATGTTATTCTCGATGTAGTCCCGTGAGTTATCAGTAGAGTGTCTAACACCTGCATATGCTGCAAGGTGAATGATAAGATCCGGCCTCTCAACCTTTATTAGTTCATCGAGGTCGTTGATGTTCCGCAGATCGCAGTTGCTAACATAAACACCTATCTTCCTGAGTTCCTCCTCCCTCGCTCGCTTGAGACTAACCTCGTAGTAGTCGTTAAAGTTGTCGAAGCCACATACCTCGAAGTTCTCTGACCTTAACTTTTTAGCTAGGTGGTATCCAATGAAACCGGCCATACCCGTTATTAGGATCTTTTTACTACTCATTAAACCTGCTCCAAATCATTTTCAGCTCTTACTATCGCCTGAAGTCTAAGTACGTCTGCAAGAATATCCCAGGAGCTGTTGTGTAGTTTAAAATTATGTTTCCATGCAGCTTCATCCTTGATAGGCATGAATCCATTTTCTTTTGGAAAATTGAGTTTAGCATCTATGAACGTACGAGTATCGCGTACCTTCCAAAACTTTAGAGTTTCCTCTATGAGATGTTGTTTTCCCTGTGAAACGAAAAGACGACTCAGTATAACAGGATCAAATGTATTCGATCTTGACCACCAATATGATATATTCTGTGCATTTATAATATACTTATGAAATTTATCTACGAATTCTGCAACGGTTAGATCATCACTCTTTGGTGTAATATTATCTCGTACTTCCTTCTCCTGCCTCTGCCAAAAATCAATGACGTCGCTCTCGACTGCCCAATTATAGTTCTTTACCTGATCAGCGATCGATAGCTTAAATCGAGTCGTATCCTTAATACTGTCTAGTGTATACGGATCACTCGAGATAAACTTATCCCATGAGAAAACCATAACTGAACAGTCGATCGCGGAACAGTTCTGCGAATCCTTTCCCATGGTTTCAAAGTCAAAGATAAAATCATTTCTCATAGTATAAGAT